GTGACCGGACGGGGTGACCACAAGCTCGTCGGCCTGGCTGGCGAGCCAGTACGCGGCCGAGGCGGCGAGCGTGTCGGCGACCGCCACGATCGGCTTCCCGCCGCCGCGCTGGGCGCGGATCTCGGCCGCGAACTCGGTCACGCCCGCGATCGAGCCGCCCGGCGAGTCCACGTCGAGCACCACCGCCTTGACCGCCGGGTCGGCGAGCTCGGCGCGCAGTGCGTCCCGGAAGGCGGTGATGCTCGTGCCCTCGCCGAACATTTCCATCAGCCAGTCCGAGCGGTGCTCGATGACGCCGTAGACCGGCAGGATCGAGACGGATCCGACGCGCGTCGCGCCGCCGTGCGGCCCGTCGAGGGCGACGAGCACGGCCTCTCCGCGGATGCGGGAGAACCAGCTCGGCAGAAGGGCCAGCGGCGTCTCGGCGATGGCATCAGACACACGGCGCATCGTTGACGGCATCAGGCATGCCCTCCGTTGGGGGATGGCGCGGGGAGCGCCGGCAATGGGACGGTGGAGAGGCTGATGGGGCGCTGATGGGAGCGGACCGGCTGTCCGTCCCGCTCGGGCGCCCGCTCGAAGAGGCTCGGGAACGTCGCGACCAGCGGGTGGTCGGGCGCGTACAGATCGCCGCGCTCGACCTGGATCCCGGCCCATTCGCCCGACGAGGGCCAGAACGCACGCCTGGCGGCCATCGGCATCTGTTGCTCGGGCGTCTGGCCGTTGCCCTGTGCGGAGCCGGGCGTCTGGAGCTGCACCGGCACGAGGCCCGTGTGCTGTCCGGCCAGCCGGCGAAGGTCGCCCGACGTGACGGCGTCGACGACCGCGTCGTGGTCCCAGCCGCCGTCCCCGAGCTGGCGCATCGCCTGCGCCTGGACGAAGAGCGCGTCGACGGCGTCCTTCACGTCCTCGGCGAGGAAGGGGACGTGGCGCTCGTCGTACCAGAGGCGCGAGCCGGGCAGCGGCGGGACGATCGTCGCCAGGGAGCCCGCGAAGCGCTCCCAGTCCGGGCGCAGGAACGTGTCGGCGACGAGCCGGCGAGCGGCCCCGAAGTTGCCGGCGTTGAGGCTCGATCCCTGCAGGCCCTCGGACACAGGGACGATGGTCGGATGGAGGCCCATCGCGGCCACCACGCGCGTCTCGCCCTTGCCCTGGGTCGCGGCGAAATCGAGCTGCTGCAGATCCCGACCGACGACCTGGGCCTCGGTCCCGCCGAGCAGGTACATCGTCCGGTAGGCGTTGAACGCCCCGGCATGGTTCTGCTCGAAGATCTCGATCGACTCCTCGGCCTTGGCTTTCGTCATCGTCGGCGGGTACTTCACGATGAGGTTCGGCGTCGCGGCGTGCTCGAGGAACTTGAGCTTGTGCGTCGTCATCGCCGAGTCGCCGCGGATCTCGCGGAGCGCCGCGGTCACGAGCGGGATGCCGCGGTAGCGGCTCAGCGGGTCGCGCGCGCCGGCGAAGTGGGCAACCTCATCGCGCTCGAACGACCAGACGCCGGATGCGACGGAGCCGAACGGCGAGAACGAGTAGCCGGCGATCTCCGCGTCGGGATCCCAGTGCGTCGCGTCGGGGTTCGGCGAGCCGATGTGGATCGTCGTCCAGTCAGGGCGAAGCCGCTTGATCCGCCCCGGTCTCCGGACGCCGAACCAGTCGCCGGCGAGGTCCGCATCCAGGCGAGCCATCGTGAGCAGGTCCGCAGTCACCTCGCCGGGCTCCGGATTCTCGATGAGACGCAGGTCGGGCGTGCCATAGAGGTCGCCCGGCTGGCCGCCGCGGAGCTCCTGGAACTGGAAGCGGGCCTGGGAGAAGAGCATGCAGCGCTTGAGCAGGCAGGCGAAGACGATCGAGTTGCCTTCGTAGGCGCCACCCACGAGCCCGGTGAAGTTGCCCTCGATCGTCTCCTCGTTCGACGTCCAGGTCTGGGGCAGGAGCGGGAAGCCCGACGCGCCGAGCCAGCCGACGAAGTCATCCCAGGACCCACCGGTCCACATGCCGGCGTTGGCGCGCGTCCGGGGCGCCGCGAAGAGGCTGCGGATGAGGCTCACGGGTGCCTCCTCGGGATATCAAGCGCCGAGAGCACGAGCAGGAGCCCGGCGAGCAGGAGGCCGGCTCGCCAGTCGAGGGCGCCGACGGCCAGGACCATGAGCGCGAGCCCCGCCACGAGGGCGAGCCGTTCGAGGCGGACGACGGCGCCGGGCGTCATCGGGCCGCGCCCCAGAGGATGGCCGGCTCGGCCTCGGCCTCGGTGCCGTGGACGATCGCTCGGCCCACCGCCATCGTGAGGGCGACCATGCCGTCGATCCGCTCGCTGCTCCGGGCCTTGGACGGTTTCTGATTGCCCGCAGCGTCGGTCTCGACCTCGACGTTGCCGGCCATCCAGCGCAGGACCGGGTTCCCGCCGTGGCGCAGGCGATGCTCGAGGACGAGCTTCTCGAGCTCGCGCCAGCCGGGACCGAGACCCGCGTGCGTCTGGGCGACGGCGACGCACGTCGCTCCGTCGGCGCCGAGCTCGGTGGCGAGCTGGGTCGCATTCCAGCGGTCGAAGGCGACCTCGTCGACCTGGTAAGTCCCGGCGAGCTCGCGGATCGCCTCGCGGACGTAGGCGTAGTCGGTCACGTTGCCCGGCGTGGCCACGAGGTAGCCGTCGCGCACCCAGTCGGCGTAGGGCACGCCGTCGACGCGGGAGCGCTGCGTGATGCCCTCCTCGGGGCACCAGAAGCGGGCGAGGACGTGGTGGATGCCGCCGGGATCACGGTGGACGACGAGGAGCGCGGTCAGGTCGCGCACGGACGCGAGGTCCAGCCCGGCATAGACGATGGCACCCTCGGGGATCTCGGGCTCGCCGGCGTTCGCGTCCCACTCGTCGATGTCGACCGCGCGGGTCGAGACCGCCGTGGGGACGTTCACGCGGAAGCGCAGGAACGCGGCGAGCGCGCCGGGCGAGCGGCGCGCCTTCTCGGCCTGCTGGCGCAGGAAGTCGACGTTGACGCTGACGCCGAGGTTCGGGTTGGCCTTCGGCCAGACCGTCTCGTCGAACGGGTCGTCGCCCTCGTCGAGCGTGTAGATGAGCGCGAGCATCGAGTCGTCGGTCGCCCGGCCCTCGACGACCGCGACGGCATCGGCCCGCTCCTCGGCCCAGACGGAGTCGCGCTTCACGCCGGCCGTCGTGATCTTGAAGATGACCGGCTGACGGCGGGCGGAGGCCGCCGTCTCGAGGTTGTCCAGAAGGCTGCGATCGACGTGGACGTGGAGCTCATCGATGATCGCGCCGTGAACGTTGATGCCCTGGTCGGTGTCCGAGTCCTGGCCGAGCGGTTTGAAGAACGAGGCTGTTCGCAGGTCCGAGAGCGAGCCTGCGTTGATCGCGATCCGCGCGCGCAGGCTCGGGTTCTTGCGGACCATGGTCACGGCGTCCGTCCACGAGAGCTTCGCCTGGTCGCGCTTCGTCGCGCCCGAGTAGACCTCGGCGCCGGCCTCACCGTCGAAGAAGCCGAGGATGAGCGCGATGCCCGCCGCGAGGAGCGTCTTCCCGTTCTTCTTGGCGACCTCGACGTAGACCGAGCGGAAGCGACGGGTCCCGTCGGCCCGCTTCCAGCCGAAGAGCGCGCCGACGATGAACTGCTGCCAGGGTTCGAGGCGGATCGGATCGCCCTCGGGATGGCCGGGCCGCGGCCCCCATTCGCCCTTGTAGTGACGCAGGAGGGCGAAGAAGGAGATCGCCTTCGCGGCCGCGGCGGCATCCCAGCGCAGGCCCCGCTCGTGCGCGGTCGCGAGGTCGGCCAGGTGCCGCTCCGCGGCCTTGCGGACAAGCGAGCCCGCGACGTAGCGGCCGGCGACCACGTCGAGGGCATAGCCGGTGACCGGATCCGGCGGTGCCGGTGGCTGATACCGCCGGCGGGCGCGCGGGGCGAGCGTCGAGACGGTCATCACTGAGCGGCCCAGGCGTCGAGTGGGTCGACGGCCTCTGGCTCGGCCATGCTCACCTTCGCGCGGGCCGAAGGCGTGAGGCCGAAGGCGGATAGGACGGCGAGATAGCGCTTCCAGGCCGCGTCGGCCTTGCGCCAGGCGGTGCCGTCGCGCCGGCTGGCGAGGTACTCCGAGAGCGCGAGGCAGCCGAGGGCGAGCGCCTCGGCGTCGGCCTCCGTCAGGATCCGCATCCGCGAGAGGACGGGCTCGAGGCGGTCCCACGCCGCCCGCGCCTGCCCCCGAGCCGGGAGCCAGGGCGGCGGGACGGCACCGAGCGCCGGCCTGGGCTCGTTGCGGTTCACCCGCTGCGGATCGTGCGCGGCCGCACCCGTCAGGACCTTGAGGGCGGTGGGCGTCGGCGGCCTACCCACGGCCTAGCCTGGTGCTTTCATTCTGCGGACGGCCGAAAAGGGC